AGCCGAGAAATGTATCCTCGGTATTACCAAACTGTAAGATAAAAATCATAGATGGGTATAAAACACATGCTTCAAGATTGTGTGATGTTCCTATAATGTATGATGAAGACAACAGAGAATATGGCTCTGTGCTAGTATCCGATATGTACGCAGTCAAGCGTGATAATGTTTGGATACCTATCGACCATGGAAATAAATAGAACAATCTATAAGGCTAATGTCTTTGGTGTTAGGGACTATCCCTATCAAGTCATTAAACCTAGTACAAATGTTAAGCTAGGTAAATGGGTTAGCAAGTCACGACATGCAGGTAAACGCATGTATACTGTGACTCTAGAAGAACG